GGAAATACTTTCATATCTTGACCTGGTACTAACATAGTTTCATCAACATCAAATACTAAATTACCAGATAGTGCTAAGTTATCAATTGCCATTCTTGCATGACCATTCATAACTTGTTGTGAGTCATCCATATTTTCTGGAATACCTACTCCAAAAAATTGATAAGGATTTAATTCATAAGGGCATACTAAATAAGGTAATCTTACTGGTGTAAATGGATTCTCAACCATTCTAATTACATGATTACCACATAGCCATATGTTAACATGTATTATGTCAGATTCTGTTTCATATACCAATCCACATTCATCTGCTGTTTCTTTATCAACAGTTCCCCAATATTCTAATATTTCAAATCTGTTTTTATAAATGTTTGTTACATTCTCTCTATCATACAGTGAAGATTCATAACTTCTTGTTTGGTAGTTAGGTCCTTGTTCTAAACATGTTCTAATTTGTTTTTCTCTAAACATAGGCTTGTCAATTAGACCTTCAAGCTGTTGTTTATTATATGAGTGTCTTTGTATTACATATTCACAATCATTTATATTTGTTGCATTTGGATCTGGATAAAAATCCCAACATGATACTGCTTCTATTGAAGGTACTGGTTTTGACTTTGCAACATATACACTAGATTTATTACCATCCTCATCTTCCATTGTATTATAACTATGGTAAGTTTTAGAATCAGTAAATGGACCTTTTAAAATTCCTGTACCAAGTAAAGACATTTCAAAAAATACATGTCTTAAAATGGTGATAGCTTGACTTTCTTCTAATTGATCATGCAATACTTTTTGCATTTGCTCTGCAGCTAATCTAGCAGGCTCAATTTGTGGAGTACCTTGTGGTGAAGGACCTTTATCAAAACCTAAGTTTTCATAATCTTGTGCAAGTGTTTTTAATAAATCAGTTGCTGTTGCACCAGGTTTTAAAGATCCACCATCTCCATTATAACCATATACACTTTGTACAATTTCTTTTATTTCTTCATCAGGATTTATTGAATCTGATTCACCTTCAGCTTTAGGTTTCTTATTAGGATTTAAATGGGCATAGGTATCCACATTCTCTGGTACTGATGTTGGAGTTATACCTAAAGGAAATTTACCTTGAGAAAATAAAACTTCAATAATCTGACCAAATGCCGCAAGTACTTTTGTCTTTGTAATCTTTACAAAAACTTTTGATTTCTCATTATCACGGAAAGCCATCTCAGGTCCATATAGACCTCGATAGTTTCTATAAGCCTTTAGCCATCGTTTCTCGTCATATGACTTTGATGTTTCAGCTTCTTGAAACAAAGAACGTACATGACCTACTAAAGGATTAACTTCCTCTGTATTAGGTTTATCTTCCATTACTAATATGATTTTTTATTTTTAACTTTAACACCTTTTTTCTTTGCTACTACTTTAGCTTTTTTCATTCCAGCTTTGCTGTATGAAAACTTTTTTTTTCCTACCATTGGCATATTAATAATCCCTCTGTTCAGCCATCTTAAAAATAGCTGGATTTACTTTATCTTTTTTACCTGGCTTATCGTTGCTATCTCCAGCTACTGAACCCTGCTTAACTTTAGCATTTGGGTCTATAGCAAGCTTTTCATTCTTAACTTTAGCAACATCTGGTGAAAGTTCACCATGTTCGTATCTTTCCATTATTGTCATGTTATTCTCCTGTTATATATTAATAGTCTTTCTCATCTGCCATTGTAAACAAATTAGCATCTAATTGGCTTTTGAATTTCTTAGGTTCATGATATCCAAATTTACCATCTCCAGTATTAGCTAGCACATCCTCTTTGCCAGGAGATATTAATAAATCTCCAGGTGCTTGATTCGGTTGCTTGCCTTCAGGACTTGTACTTAGATCACCTTGCTTAACTTTAGCTCTTGGGTCAAATTTCATTTCCATGTTGTTCCTATGTTTTTATCTTTTTAATTTCTAAAACGTTTTGTGTTGGGATAGTGGTATACCCACCGCCTGTCTTTACTTTGCCATTATCTTCAAATATAAAATCTGCCATGACAACAGTCTTCTTATCGTTTTGAACTACTATCCATCCAAAGCTACAACATACTGCTGTACTTGAATTTTTAATATCTGGTATCTCAGCCCAGCCAGCGTCTCCAACGATATCTTCCCAATACACCATTGCTAGTTGATAAGGAAAATTCTTTTTATCTATAATAGGCAGCTTCTTTTTTTTCATGTATCCCCTTTGTTAATATCCAAATATTTTATCTGAGGGGATAAAGTTAGTCGTTCTATTATTATTGTTATATAATTTATTAGCGTAACTCGTATGCATCGGTCTACTCATACATCCGTATCTTAGTGCATCATATGCGTGATCTTCTACGTGTGTATTAATATCTTCAGGGTTACTATCATCTAATGGTAGTGTAGGAAATGTTCTTAACAAATTTCTACAATTAGAAAATATACGAATACCTGGTTCTTTAGTTTTTTCGTTTACTATCTTTAATCTTTTGTGAATCTCTAGCTTTCCACTGATTCTACTTCTTCCTGTTCTGTCAGAAGGTCTCCAACGGCATCCAGCTTGAATCATTGTCTCTGCTATGCTTGGACCCACATCTCCTCTCTTTGCCCATGTACTAGCATCTAAGACCCCGTAACGTATATATTCTCCGCTCTCTAGGTCTAAGACTTTCTTTGCGAAAATATCTGCAGTAATCTTTTGGGTATACAACTCTCGATAAACCCATAGATTATTATCATAATCAATAGCAAACCATAAACAACAGGCAGGAGAACTATAGCCCCAATCCGCAGCACGAAATCGCTGCCAGCCTTTAGGTATTTCAAATGGTTCAACAACATGTATCTCTCTATCAAATTCAGAGAATGCTGCATTAGAGAATGCATCCCAGTCTCCATTTAAAAATTGTTTTCTCTGTACTTCTGGTAATGATGATAGCATTGCGTAGTAATCATCAGTTTGCATAAGGTACGGATTGTCTTGTAACTTTGCTGGTATAAATCTTCTTGTTATATACTTTGTTCCTGTGGGTGTAGAAATCTCTATGTTAAAAGCTGTATTGGGATCTATAGGATCCACAAACATCTCTTTAACCCACTGTGATCCAACATTACCTGGGTTACCTGTAGCCCGCATATATACTGGTATCGTAGGATCAACTGATCTAAGTGACGATCTTAGAAAATTATAAATATCTGGCGAAGGATATTGTGGAAGTTCGTCTATTCCTATCCATGTGTAAGATTGCCCTTGGTAACGTAATACGTCTGTCATGTTCTCTGCATAACCAAACTCTATTTTTGCTCCTGATGGGAATCTCCATTCTTTTTCTTGTTCTCTCCATTTTGCTCCTGGGTATGCTCTTGAGTATAATCGTTGAGAATGATTAATCAAATCTCTTAACTCTGGCATAGTTCTACGAAGTAACAGACATCTGTGATTTTCTTTATGACAGTATCTCAGAGGATCAATAAGCATGGCATATGATTTACCACCACCTCTAGCACCACCGTAAAAAACTTCCCTTTCTGATGCAGCTAAAAAATCTCTTTGTGGACCTTTGTTAGGTTTAAAGATTATGTTTTGATTAGCTAAATGCTCCTGTATATTTTCTGGAACATCGTCTATTACATCTTGGGTTATGAGTTGTTGTTCTTTACCATCTAATACTTTGTCAATGGTTAACAACTTCTCTTTGACATTTTTTGCATGTGTCTTAGCTGAACGTAGAGTTTGTTCTGCTTGTGCAACTTTCTTTCTTGTTCTGGCTAACGCTTGTTTAGCCGACTGCTTGGCTTTTGTTTTTACTTTCTTCTTCGGCTTTGGAAGCTGTATCTCTGGTAACTCGTTTTCTAAGTCCGACATATGAAATGTATCTTTTTGTTTTCGCTGATAACCAGATAGCCACTTCTCGGTATGAGCATGTTTTTAAAAAATTCTTAGCTTCTTCTAATGCTTCTAGTTCAGATTCTATTGGTTCAATGTAATCTGTATCTTCTGCTAACTTATATCCAAATGGGATAGTTCTTGCTTTTCTTTTAATCACTTTGTATAAAGTTATTAGTAAGTTGGTTTAGGCTTTGGTTTGTATCCTTTCATGACTACTCCTGTATTGGTGTTACTATTGATTCTTCTGGTTCTTCTTTAGCTGGTAATATAAACATACCATGCTTAAGATTCATGTTGATATCTAGTTGGTCTTTCTTTACAATACCAACTCTATCTAATACTTGTTTTGCTGCTTCCATTCTGATACTAGCGTGTGGAGTCGTTCCATCCTCGTCTAACATGTTTACCATCTTGGTGACAGCCTTCGCAGAATTTATGGCTAGATAATGTTCTGCTCGTTTAACAATCTCATCTTTAAGGTTACGGACAACTTTAGGATATGAATGTTCTGAGTAACCTGCCAGCTCTCCCGCTATTCTTGGGTTGCCTTGAGCCTCCCCGAATAATGCGTCTAGAAACTTTTCCTGTGTATCGGTTAAGCTTTTCTTTTGAGTCTTTAGAATAGTAGAATCCATTGTTTGCATTTACCAACTCCATGATCTCTTTAAAGGATAGATCTAGGGCGTTAGTGGTTATCAAGTTATTTTTTCTTTTTTACTTTGTTTCTAAGCTTTTTAAATAGACTAGATAAAGTACGTTTCTCTTTATTAGGTCCAGTAGGTTTTGCACTAGACATAGATCCTGCTTCACCAGTTCTAGTCTTCATCTTATCTCTATTAGATGCAGCACCTTCTTTAGTAAAGAACCCTTTACCTTTGTGCATGAATCTTGATTTGCCATCTTTAGTAGCAGAATCAAATGCATCCTTGAAAGATCTAGCCTTTCCTGTAGTAGTCTTAGCTGTGTCTCTGTTCTTCGCAGATGTAAACATACTTTCCGCAGCATACATCTTAGCTGTAGCTCCAGCATCTGCTTTGCCTTGTTTCACAGAAGCTTTTGCAGCTTTAGCTTTTTTAGACTTGCTTCCTTCTATAAATTTTTCAAAGAATGATGACTTTGCACCTTCTTTGCTTTTATCTCTGTTCTTATAAGCAGCTTTATTTTTATAAGTTTTACCATCTCTGGTAATACTGCCATCTTTTCCAATTTTTATTCCAGCCATGGTATTATATCCTTGTTTAATTGTTAAACTTATGGGGAATCCTAGGTGTTCCCAATTAGTCGGTACAGTTTAGTGATGACCTCTTGTGAGTCTTTAGCTCGATATTAACTGTGTGTCCTTTTAAAGTGTACCTGATTCTAGTATACACACAGATATTGCTTTTGTCAAGTATTAATTTAGATTATTTTTACATTAGAGCATTATTATTAAATATAATCATTGACAAAAGAGAGAATGGGGTGTATAATAGTATTAACAATACTCAGGGGGGGTTTTATATAGATAGTATACCTAAATATACCTACCCCCTAGGGAACACCCTAGCATATAGCCAGGAGATTTACAGAATATTCATAGCAAGTATGTAGTCACAAGGTGGTTTACAAGGGAATCCTTGATTTTACCATGACCGTATGTATCTACCAGGGGGAACCCCCCTTGCACCCTGCACTCCCCGTAGTTAAATCAAAGTTTATCGCAGGAATAAAAAGTTTTCCCCACGAATATAGTCTGGTGGTACCTAGGGTTAAGCTGTGGTTGTCATTTGTTTAGCGTGGGGGTGGTGTGAATTTTTGTACCTATCAACACCTAGTGTTAACCTAGTATGAATTTAATTACTGCCTAGCTTAATCATAGTAGTATGATAATCATACCGAGAATGGAGCTCTATTTGATTTATAGTACAGATACAAAAAAAGCCCTAAGTATTTCTACAAAG